TCGCGCGTCCAAGCGCCCCAATCTACCACGTCTCCGACTTCAGGATGGACCTGAGCCAGAGAACTGACCGTAGAGGCGCCGCGCTCCAACGCCGCTGTCTTCGCCGCCTTCTGGGCCAGAGCCAGGACTCCAACATATTCAATCCCCAACGCCGTTCCATGCAGCGAGTCTGGAACCGGTGGCAACAGCCCCTTGCGGTTCATAATGTGGAATACGCGCTTGATCGCAGGCGCTAACGCCTCGTTCTGCAAACGCTCGACCACCGGGCCAAGGATTTGCAACTTCTCCTGATTACGCTGAGCCACCTCGTAGGCGGTCATCTGCTTGTTGCCAAGCATTTCCAACTGCACAAAGAGATCGTTGAAGAACCCCTCTTTGACGCGCAGCTGAACCGCAGCAATGTCCTCCATGAACGCCTTGATATCCGGCGCAACCTCATACGCCGGCCGCATTCCGGTTCCAGCCGTTAGCTGAGCGACGTACGTCACCTTACCCGGCAGGATCGACGCCGGCTCGTTTTTCATCTCCATCGACGCCAGCATCGGCGGCCGAACCATCTTCTCGATGGCTTCCGCCTTGCGCTCCGTCTCCACCTGCAACTGCATGATGTCTGGCAGCACATCCATTGCCACGCTTCGACCATACGCATCGTTGGAGGTGACGGCCCACCGTGGTACAATATGCGGCTGATCGGCAAACCCCTGAAGCGACAACGGACGCTCGTTGCTTGCCCCCCACATCCAGTACATCTCGCGCCATGTGTAGCCCCCAGGGATCACGCCAGCTGAACCAGTTGGAGACTGCACCTCGAAATTAGGCTCGATCAGGTGGCAAACCAGCTTTTCAATCTCCAGCGCTCCTCCCTTGTCGCGCCACAGCTGTTGCACATCGTTCGGACAGTTCTCCAGCCCAAACATCTGCACAATCGCGCTCACCGTCATGACGAACATGCGGCCGAACGTCTCGACGCGATTGGCACTCGACGACGCGACGAAATACTCGCCAGGGCATGGCGTGTAGCAACGAACCAAATCGTTGGCATCTTCGTAAATCAGCATCGGCCCGGTGCCGAAGTTGACCAGATCCTCGAACATCTGCGCGCCGGATTCATAGAAGTTCGACCGGCCGAACACGGTGTAGAGCCTGTCCTCGACTTCCTCGAACCACGCAATGGCTTCCGGCGGCTGATCCTCCCGCGCCATCAATGCCGGCTTCAACTTGAACCACTGGCGCGACGGGCTCATCAGCCCAGACATCATGCCAGCTGAGCAGCGGCGCGACGCATAGACGCCGGTCGGATCAACGATGGACTGATTGATAGGCATACCGCGGATCATCGCATTCGGCGTCGGCTGAGCCGTATTGATGAACACGCCACGCCGCGGCATGAGGTATGTTTCGAGCAACTGGTAGTGCTGCATCCAGGACGTGCGCCACGCGCGCAGCATGTTCATACGCGCCGTTCCGTGATGCAGCAGCACAGGCCACATCGGCGGCCCGGTCATCTGCGCAATGGCCGTGCCTTTGGTGCGCGCCAGGCGCTGCGGCGATGCGTCCTCGTAGGCGATCGGCTTGACGCGAGCGCGCGGCTGACGGACGGCTGGGACGCTGGCGCTCATCGGAATCCCAACCCCAAACCAACGCCGCCACCCAGCCCTATGGCCCAGCCGACATACTTGGCATTGCGTTTACACCAGTGTCCGAACTCGCCAGTGAACACCGGGTAGCTGTCCATCATTTCCTGAATGCGCTCTGGAGATGACTGCATCTCTTCGCCACCCGCCATCACGAACCAGATTCGTGTTCCTGGCAAATGCGGCTCATCTTCACAGAAGGCTTCCACACGAATGTCAGTGCGGTAGAGATGCTGAAACACTGTCCCACACATCTCGCCATGACACCGCGCGGTCACGCCCCACACATCGCCATCATATCGGTCCCAGGACCAACTATCCACGCCACGCTGACAAACGCGACAGAATGGCTGCGGTCCTTTGAACGACGATGGAAGATGCTCCCATGTCTGCTGATACAGCTTCCGCTGTTCAGACGAGACCCGAGATATCTCGTGCGGTCTCTGAATGACGAAGACATCAGGTTCAAGTAGGCCGCTCACCCGAGCAGTGACCTAGGCGCCGATGACGCCTGCTGCGTCAGCCCCTGAGCGCCGCCCTGGTTCGCCACAGTGCCAGCAAACCCAGCGCCAGCCGCAGCCGCGGCCCGAGCACGCTGCGACGCCGCTGAGCCAGACACAGCCGAGTCTGCCATCGTCGGGGGCGCGGCTGCGGGAGGAGGTGGAGGCGGTGGGGGAGGCGATGAACCCCCGCCACCACCAAAGAGGCTGCCCATGTTACGGGCCCGCGGGCGCTGCCGGCGGGACTGCCGCGTCGAGCTTCGCCTTCATTGCATCAGCCGCCGCCTTGACCGCTGTGAGTGCATCCACGTCAGCCTGAGACAGCGTAGCGCCCGGCGTGACACCACTTAGGACCGTATCGAGCTTGCCGGACATATCCGCGAAATCGGCTGAGAGTTCTGTCGTGAGGGTTTGCAGTTGGCCTTCGAGAGTCGAGCTCATGGTTGTCACCTTCTTTGTTAATGCCGCGATTGCGGCCAGTATCGCTGCCTGCGCGGCAGTCACGTCCGCTTTCGTCGCCAGCGGAAAAATCGTCGCGTTTAGGTCCGCCTTCGTCACCCATTCCGAGAAGTGAGGAACGCGGGGTATCATCAGTTCACTTCCCGCGGCTTACCGTCAGGCCCCATGCGCCAGTTGTTCGGCTTGCGGCCCTCTATCTCGTCCTGCCGTCGCCACGCGCGAGTGATGCAATCCGCCGCTCGTTCCCACTCTGCCGGCTTCATCGCGCCGCCCAGCCCAGGGGTGTAGTGCCGCGCCCGCCGCCACACAGCCTCGCCAGCGTCCTGCGACTTGCTGCGCCCGTCCGCATCGTCCAGCGCCTTGCGCACCACCGGCCGATCCTTCGTCGCCACCTTGCCGCTCGTGATGTCCGCCGCCATCTGGTCCGCCAGCTTCTCGCTGTCAGTTACCGGCGCCGCCTTCTCATCGCTCATCGCCAGCTCCCTATTCCCGTCCAGCTCTGCCGCGTGTCCTGCTTCGTCGCCTGCCCATACTGCTGCGCGAAAGGCTTGTATTCGCTCTCAAACCGCGGCTGAACACCCTTCGGCGTGCCAGGCCGACCAGCCCACTGCTCGACAGGCCGCGACATAGCACGATCCACGCCCGACATGCACAAGTATCTACAGGCGTCCATCAAATGGTCCATCTCTTTGATGATCTTGCCCTTTTCATCCCGCCGATAGATCCGATATTCCGTGCGGAAATTCTGCAAAGTGCGAAATACTCTCAGTCTTCCGGTAGATAGCCTCTCCCAAACCGCGTAGATACCAGCTTCCACCGCGTTGTTGGCGAGGGTGAGACCGGTGAGGCCGAGGCCGGTGTAGGCGTGTAATAGCTGCTCACCATCCGACTGGCCTCGCCCACGAGCGGCTGGGTCAATGACACCCGGTATCCATTCTCCACGTCCTCGAATTGCAGCGGCATGGACAGCCGGCTCGGCCTGACCTCGATAGTACTCGGCGTAGAGATAGAGACACGAGTCCTCCGGGTCCAAAGCGCCCCAGATAGCCGCCGTCTTATTCCAGCCAACGTCCATGCCATAGCAGTGCCTATACCACGCAGGGAACTCGAACGGATCGCAGAGTATGTCGTCTTCGCTGACCGGATAGATCGCGCCCGAACCCAGCGACGGAATGCCCTTGGTGCGCGCATCCCGCTCGTGCGGCATGTACGCCGAGATCATCTCAGCTTTGGCCGATTCGCTCAGATGCGGAGTGTTGTCCCAGGCAGCAAATGTAGTGTGTTTAGCCATGGGCAACCGTCACTCGATCTGACAATGAGCGCACAGACCAACGGACGGCACGGTCCCGTGTCTGACTCATGCCACCACCACCGTTCCCTCTTTGGGATCACCACCGGGCATGAAACTCAGCACAACCCCCGACAATCCGCGCAACGGCGTGAAACCACAGATCACCAACCCATTCGGCTCATCTGGCACTGTAGACATGGTGCGCGTCATGCCCTCAGTGTAGATCGCCTGCGGCGGCTCCTCATCGAATTGCATCACGTCAACCTTGGCCGCCTGGAAGTTCTCCCGCCCCATCTCATACGACTTGAACACCAGTCGCGATGTAGCCCCCGACGAGTGCCGCACCTGCACCGCATCAACCGCATCAGGCACACCACCACGAGCCACCACGCGCTCGATCCGATCGCGCGGTATCAGCCCCGAGCCAAGCGCCCCAGGCGGACCCAGGAACGTGGTCTGGAGGCTTTCGCGGACAGCTTTGGTGTCTTCTCCAGCAGCCCAGCCGACAATGGGCCGGCTGAAACGGAAACCGTCCCACCAGGCTGGATACCAGCCGATAAGATGCAGCGTGTGCTCGTAAGAACAGGCCAGTGTCTTGCCTGAGCGGTTCCCCCCCACCAGCGCCCGTTCGTTATGCCGTAAGCCAGCTGCGAAGTGCTTGAGATGCTTGCCATACAATTCCCGCCGTAGCGGTCCTTCATCGGGATACAGCCCATACAGCTTGTTGAAGATCGGCCATTGGTTCAGCTCGTTGTTCTCTGCCAGTATCGCCGGTCCGAGCGCCCCAATCAGCTCAGCCAGATCACTCACTGGTTCGCAACAACCGTGTTGCTGTTCAGGTTCTGGCCCTTTGGTCCCCAGTTATTGTTGCCCTGGATACTCACGCCCTGATTGCCGGAAGTAACGTTGATGCCGACACTTCCAGTGGTGTTTATCATGTTGTTGGAAATAAGCAGGTTCGCACAGGCACTGGCAGCTACGACTATGCCGGCGTTCGGCGCATTGGTGATGAAATTATCACTAAACTTGACGTTTTTGACATTGTTGGACGTGCCGCTGAACTCTATTCCATAGAACGACCCAGGATTGTAAATGTGGTTCCCTATTATGTTTAAGTTGGTTAGCGACAAGCCCGCCACCGCGCGGACAAAGAATGTGGCATCGTGGACATCGTTAATATCCCCATGCTCGATGTAGTTGCCGATGATATCGATGTTTTGGTAGCTCAAACCCTCCTCTGTACCTACATAGATACCTGCTGAGGCCGTGTTGCGAATGATGTTGCCCAACATCAGGACATTATTGGAATGAATGTCGGCGCCGTTAGCGAAGACGTTCCCCTCCACATAGTTGCCGATCCACTGGATATCAAAACACGGGCCAGTGGCGTCAGTGGAATAGGATATGCACGCTAGATAGTCGTCACCGGCATTCAGCACACGATTGCCTATAACCTTAACGCCATTGCTGCCCATCGTGCAATGGATGCCATCCGACAACCCACTATCGACTGTGTTGTTAAACACGTTCGGCGCAAACGCATTAACCATGTAGATGCTGGCAGCGCCCACCTTGTAGATATAGTTGTCGCGAATGATGTTGTTTTGCGTGAGAGTGTTGCTGCCGTCGCCCACATAAATACCTCCGCACGACCCATCACCAGTGACGTTGCGGATTGTCGCTGCAGAGTTGATAAACACACCCATGCAGTTTGCCTTGTTTCCCGCCAATCGAATGGCCGAAAAGTTATTCGGAACAAGAGGCTGCAGCGTCGCACCATAACCCCATAGCGTGACATTCGCCGGCACGGTCAGCCAAGTGGTACTGGCGTAGCGGTAAACATGTCCCGGTGTCAGCATGACGGTGCCCCCGCCAGCAGCGCCGGCTGCGGTCAGCGCAGCCTGGATCGCCACGCTGTCATCTGTGATCCCGTCGCCAATCGCACCGTACTGCATTACCGAGATGGGACTGACGGCCCCCAACGTAGCCGCATGGTTCTGGAACTGCACCGGCCCGATATTGCCAGGAGCGCCATTCGTCGGGTAGCTTGCCAGGAGTTGCGCTATCGTCTGTGGCGTGCCAGTCATTTACCGTCAACTCCGTTCCTATGCCCGGTAACGCCTCTTGTCGGGCGTAGTCGTGTAGATACGATTGTATGTATCATTCGCCACACCAAACCACTGTCCAATGATCACCTGGGTACTTGTCGAGATCCCATTTGTAGTTACGCCAAATCGGCCAATCGTAGATCTCTTCAAACTCTTCTGCATAGTTTGTTGGCACTAATGCCGTGCCACGCTCAGGCCCAGGCTGTATCGGTTGTTGTTTAAGCGCCCTAATAGTGCAGCCTATGTAGAGCTTCTGTCCGCGCGTCACTTGAACCCCAGCACCTTCGACAGCATCATTGCCAGCGACGCGCGCTCGTCATCCGACAGTGCCGACAGATCAACCTGCGACTTAGCCGACTCCTCGGCCGAGTGATCCCGCGGTTTGCCAATGCCACGATTAAGAATCGCCTCACACGCCATAAATGCAACTCTTTCATCGTCAGACTTCATCAACTCGATCTGGCGTTTGATTGCTGCTGGCGAATACTCCGCGCAAGTCTTACGCGCCTCGAAGTAGGCTGATTGGTTCCAACCACCAGGATTTCCGCTCACACCTTTCGGGAACGCGCGAAGCTGTCCAGCCCCACGATAACCAGGATAAGTCCTGGCGCTCAGT